GATTAGTTTGAGTCGGCGGCGTGCACTCTAACCAGCCGTATTCCGCTCCCCAGCCTACCTCAATAGTAAAATCCTTCTCGTCAGAAATATCAACAATTTGTGAATACTGAACGTTGGTCTCATTAGATACCCGAGTTTGTGGATCCCACTGTATGAGCAACCTACCCTTATGATAGGCACTGGCAACAATTTGGAAACGATACTTTATAGTACCTCTCCAATATTTAAAAGGGGTGGCTGCAAATTGAGCTGCAGTGCAATGATGTTCTGTAGCCGCTAGAGCACTATAACTGCTAGCATGACAAGGTGTCACTAAAGCACTAAAAAGTGGATCTCCAACACCGGTTTCAAGCCACCAATTAAAAGTATCCAAATAAGACTCACGGGTTGCGATGCTCTTAATTGTCATTTCATCCGTGTTATCGAGACCTACTACGCTACCGTCAACGGTGAGCTCTTGCTTAGCATCCAATGCGAGCTTTTCTACTTCGTCAGGAATATTGGTAAGTGCCATACCTGCGAGAGTACGTTGTTGCATTCGCACCTCAGGAGCTAATGTAGGAGGTCTAGAATAACCAAACAATTTAGCAATGTTTGAGATACCGGAAGCAGCAATTTGAGTAGCTTTAGCATAAGGACCGATAATGGGTGCTTCTTTAAGCATGCCAGCAATGCGCGCAACCGTCGAGGCAGGTCCCGAAACAGGGCCAGTACCATATTCATCTTGTTTAGAATACGCAGACGAATTTTGGTTAGGCTTGTTCGAAACTTTCTTGACACGGGAATTAGATTTCTCTTTCCCAGATTGCGGCTCAAATCCACTTTGGGCTGAAAGGCCAAGTGCATTAACAGCAGTCGGAGCAGTCAAGACAACTTCCGACATCCAAGCCATAACAGTCACCGTTATTGGATCTGTAGCACCATTGGCGTGTTGAAGAGAATTAAGTTCACGTAAATTCATCAAGCCCATATCCTGCCACTCACCCTTAGTAATATTCAAGGCGTCTGTAGGACATAAAAAAGGACAAACTATCTCCCCAGCTTGATTTGTAGTTGGATCAATGAAAATGTGAGGTCTCTGAGAGGCTTCAACATTATCTGCCGGAATGAAAGCACGATTTACAATGATATTATCGGAATTGTGTCTAGGAATATAGTTAGCTAATAATCTACCGTAATAGAATGCATTACCATTTATCATGAACTTGACATGAAGTTTGCCTTTCAATAACTTAAAGTTGGAAATGCGATTCGCTACACGAGGATTCTCTAAATACAATGACCATGGGTTAAAATCTTGGAAGAAAACAATAGTCGTAGACCATTCATATGTTGCTATCTTTAGTGGACGCTCAAAAAAGTTCCCCAACTCCACATCATACGCATCTACATTAGTTCGCGTGGAGTCAATGACAGAATTAAGGGAATGAACGTAGCCCGCAGATTGGTCGTTAAACGATACATTTTGTTCCTTCAAAGATGAATTAGCAATTTCTACTGAAAAATTTTGATTTAATGTTGTAGCAAGTCTAAAATAGTACCATGGGTGCGACTCAGCACTCCACAGACGCTTGTTTATATACAATAATATACAAGCCGCAAAGCGTTAGCGTTGAAAATAACACAAGCAAATCATTTCGACGCTTCCGTAATCAATGCGGCAAGGTGGTGCAATGTAACCCTGCACCAGGGGTAAAAAGCGTATATTTATCGACCTCGCCAGGTCGGAGTGGCATAAATGCCTACTCTAGGTGTAGTTTCTTAAAAAGTTCGCAAACGGCATCTTTGCCGATAAGCTTCCCTGAATAAGAACTTTTAAACAATTCTAACTTTAAAACCTTCTTAGTAGGAGGTCGAGAAGATGCGATATGTTCGCATTTATCTCCTCTAATTAGAAAGCCGTGAAAGATAGCCTTTGGATTATAATAAGCCAAAACTGCTACTTGGGCTTCAACTTGCCTACGAGTTTTCGAGGAAGTACCTTTATGGTAAGTTTTCTTACACTCAAAAATGGCAAATTCATTGTTTCCACCTAAATAAAAACCTAGATCAATATCTCCCAATGGCCTCTGCATTGGACCCCAAATGACAGATTGGTAAAGACATGGCTTATGGGCCATCTTATACAACAAATCAATTTGATTGCGGGTACGAGAATTCTTTGGAATATTAAAGAAACTAGGCAAAGGCTCAAAACCCTCCAAACCGTTGGAAGATTTGTGCCTACGAATGATCTTGACAAATTCGTCTTCATATTCATGCAAAAATCCACTGTTCTCGTTATAAGTAAACCGAGTTTCTCTCTTTCTGATATATCGGGACTTGAAATAG